GGTGGATATCATTTAGTTGATGAAGCAGTCCCAAACAACCCAATGCTGCGGAGAATAACTATGAACGATACGTGGGATCTTCACCCGTTTTCAAAAGGAGCAGGGCTTTTTGCAAATTCCTATCCTGCAACAAAAAAAATATGGGATGTTATGCCTAGAGGTATGCAAAATACTTTAGATAACAAATTAAAAAATACAGAAGTACTCAGTGCTCTCGGAGGAAAACCAATAAACATAAAATCCAGATGGACCGCAGAGTTGCCACAAGGCTGGGACACACAAATACGTCCACATCGTCTGGGAGATATAAAACTAACTCACGAGCCTCCTTCTTTTAAAACTGGGGGTATACGTAAAATGCAGGCAGCTGGATTTAATACTGCAGAAAGCACAGCTCGGCCTAATTATGCAGAACAAGCATTTTTGAATTTACAAAATGCAGTGCCTCCGATAAAGGAAGATCCTTTGGAAAAGTATCGCCCAAGTCAAACATCTGTAAAAGAAGATACTAGAACTGATTCGGAGAGAAAAGCTGCCTCTGAAAGAATAGAAAAAGAGAAGAAAAGAGAGGAAGCTATTGAAAAAGGAATAAATCCTAATCTTGCATTTATGATGCCTCCAGGACTCCAAGGAGATCCTCAGGCAATAGCCGCATATCAGTATGATAACCCACTTAGTTCACCTATTGGGACAATAGCTACTGGTATAGCTGGAATTCCAATTGACATCGCGCTTGGGGCTGGGGTTGGATATTTAGCCCCCCGAGTAAGCTCTGCCGCACCTAAGGCAATAAACCTTAGTAAATCAGCTATGCCTGAAAGTATGAAGATATTAAAACTGCAAAATCAAGCAGCAAGAATGCCAAGATCTATGAGACAAGCTGAGCTTGACTTCATTGATAATGCAAAGAATACTCTTAACACAGCTCGCAGAGAAGATATGGGAGCAATATCTGCATTAAAGAATCAAGCAGATGATGTTATACGACAAACAGATGATTTGTATAACCCCACAAGAATACAAGAAAGGCTGCTAACTCCTCTAGACCCTGACAGAATAGATGTAACAAGGTATCTCGCAAATCAACCAATATCTAGAAACCGGAGAGGCGGATTTACAAGAAAGCGGAGATAGTGATATATTATAAGGAGTATTGTAAAAAATAATTTTACATAAAACTATAGAATTAACTAAATAAATTTGTAGACATGCAACCAAATAACAAGTTAAATATTGACTCTCTAACACTAGACGATGTGCTGGGGGAAGGAGTTGATACAATCGGAGACGTCCAGGACGTTGAAGAAGTAGCCCCTCAAGAAGTTGAGGAGGTAGAAAAAATTAACAGCGAAGTTGAGATCGAAGAACCTGAGGTTGAAGAACAAGAAACCAAAGAAGAAGTCGAAGAAGACGACGTTGAAGAAGTTGAAGAACCGAGTAGTGTTGCTTTTGAAGTAGCTAAGACCTTGGGCTTTGAGTTAGAAAATGACTACGAAGATTCCCTAGAAGGTATTACAAACTTTGTAAGAGACATTAGTCAAAACGCTGCAGAGGAACAACTCGCCGGTCTATTTGAGCAGTTCCCCGACATTCAACAACATCTAGACTATGTACTAGCGGGAGGTGATTCCCGTGAGTTCTTTCAAAGACAGGGCCAGCAAGTAGATTACAACTCTATTGAAGTTAAAGAAGCTGATGTTAGCATGCAACGAGCAGTCCTTGCGCAGTTCCTGCAGACTAAGGGTCATGACGCAGAATTTATACAAGACACTATTGACACGTATGAAGATTCTGGACGACTCTTTAGCAATGCGCAAAAGGCAAAACAACATCTTGTTCAGTTCCAGCAAGAAGAGCAGCAACAGCTCATGGAACAACAACAGCAGATGTATCAGCAGCAACAAGAACAACAACAACAGTTCTGGAGTGAGGTTGCTGATACAATAGAGTCAGGTAACGAATTTGCAGGGGTCCGTATCCCAGATAGAGAAAAATCAAACTTTTTTGAGTACATATCTACACCTGTAGGAGAGGGAGGAAAGACACAACGTGATCTTGACTACCAAGAAGCAGGAACAGATATCAAACTCGCTATAGATTATATGCTGTATAGTGGGTTTGACCTAAATGGTGTAATTGAAAAGAAGGCTAAGACGCAAGCTGCTAAGAATTTGAGACAAAGAATTATCTCAAACGAAGAGAAGTCCAAGTCTGCCCGAAAACAACAACGTAGCTCTAAGACGATCGATTTTGATCAATTAGATTTAGGTAGCATATTACAATAAACAACTAAAAATTAGAAAACTATGGCTTTAACTCAAGTACTTAAGACGTACTACAATGACTCGCAGATGACCGACACTAACTCGTTGGTTAATGCGCTTATGGAGAAACCAGAAGAACTCTCCCCAATTATTACTCACCTCGCAGGACGTGAGGAGAAAAAGTTCCCATTGTCCTTCTTGACTGAAGGTGTTGGTAACACTAAATCTATTGACCGCTTTGAATACGAGTACCGCGTGAAGACTCACGAGGTAAATGTTCGGCCTGTTGTTGCATCTACAGGTACAGGTGCTGGAGGTTCTATGTTCAAAGTAACCTTCCCAGACAAGTGGTTCGTATTCCCTTACACTTTGGTTTCTCAATCAGGTGCATTGGCTCGAATCATGGAGCAGCCTAAGCCTGCAGCTGGGGGCTATGAGTACATCTTGAAAGTTGTATCTCCTGATGTGTCTGCAATTGCAAGTACTGATCTCGACGACGGCGCATTGTGGGGTATGCTTTTTGCTAACGTAGGAGTTGACTTCTCTCGTGGTAATGCTTCTAACTGGAGTGCACCCGGGTTGGTTCGATCTAAGATTGGTACCGTACGTAAGTCTTACCACTTCTCTGGTAATGCTAAGGACTACGTTGCTGAGTTTAATCTCCCAACTAAAGAGGGTTCTACCACTAAGTTGTGGATGGACTACGAAGAGTACCGTCACATGCTCAAGTTTAAGGAAGAGTGTGAGATGTACTACTGGTACGGTCAAAAGACTTACGACGCTGACGGCTCAAACAGAATGTTGGACGAGAACGGCCAGCCAGTTATTTCTGGTCCTGGTTTGTTCGAGCAGATTATCAACAAAGACACTTACTCTTCTTTGACTCAAAAGAAGATTGAGGACGTTATTGGTGACTTGTTCTACGGCATGACTGACGCTACTGATAAGCAGGTTACTTTGTACACTGGTATTGGTGGAGCACGTGAGTTTGATAAGGCACTGAAAAATTACTACGGCGATAGCAATAACTCTTATCTCCAAACTACTGAATCTAAGTTCATCACTGGAAGTGGACGTAGCTTGGGTATTACCGGTTACTTCAATTCTTATGACCACGTTGATGGCCACAGAGTGAACGTAGTAAAAGTTCCATTATTTGACCATGGCCCAGTTGCTCAAGCTTCTACTAAGCACCCAGATACTGGATTGCCATTGGAATCTTACAGAATGACCTTCGTTGATCAGTCATCTTATGACGGAGAAAACAACCTCCAAATGATTAATAAGAAGGGTCGTGAAATGTTGCGTTGGGCTGTTGCTGGTTCAGTTGTCCCTAAGGGATTTGCTGAGTCTGACACTCGCGCAAGTGATATAGACGGTGCGTCTGTACACATGTTGAAAACAGCAGGTATCTTGCTTCGCCGCTTTGATACTTCGCTTGATCTGCAGTGTGTGGCATCGTAATTTGTGTTTGGTTTGCATAGGGGGGACTGCCAACGGGTTGGTCCCCCCACTTACCAATAAACCCATTAAGTTATTCTTCTTAACAAAAGAACAGCTTAGTTATTCTTTCTAAACTTAAAAGAACAATCAAACCATGCGAAAAATATACATACGCAGAAAAGAAGTCCTGAATCACTTACCCAAAGAAGTACGTGCAGGCGCAAAAATTAGTATTGGGAGTATCTATGTCGGAAGACAACCTCTACGAGGTGTAGAAGGAGAAGAAGCTCATAAGCTTTTATCCGGTATATTAGACGTCCCTCCCGGACATGCAGACTGGCCAAAACAAGAAAAAGACTTTTGGGCTAGTATGACTGTAAAGATTCCATTTGAAGGAATGGAGCTTGATATCAGTACTGACGAAGATGGTAATCCTACTAACGTGATGGATTACATTATTTATAAGTGGTGCATGAAGCATAGACAAGTAGCTGAGTCTGAAGCTCAAATGAAATCAGACGCAACAAAAAAATTCTATGTCTATGACCCACAAAAAGATTTACTCAAACTCAATGTTCAAGTAAAGCTTAGAAAAGAAGCAGATAAGGAGTTTATCAAAATAAGCTCTGATCCTGATAAGATGCGTAGATTGCTTCGTGTATTGTCCAAAGGATCTCGACCAGAGAAACTTACTGATATGGAAGTTGAGAACCAATTGTACAACCTTAAAAACGAAAAGGCTGGCCAGTTCCTAAAACTTAGTACAGACAAACACCTTGATGTACGCGCTGAGCTTGAACAAATGCTTGAACTCGGTGTGCTTCGAGCCATTGGTAATCAAATTATCTACGGAGATGAAACTATTGGGGAGAACATTACCGATACTATTGTATATTTCAACAACAAAAAGAACTCGGGGCAAGTAAACGCCATGCGAGCACAACTTAAAGAACTTAAATGACAATAGAAGAGATGCATATTGCTGTCAACCTGGGGGTGCAAAAGATTGCATCTTTCCAGGTTGACAATCTCTTACCACAAGAGATTGATCACGAGCTTAATAATTCAATGAATCGATTTATTAAGCAGCGCTATAGCCCTATGGGCAATAAATACCGAAGAGGATTTGAACAATCTCAAAAAAGAATTGATGATCTGCGAGCACTAGTAGTAGACAGCAGAACTAAATGTTTCTATGTTGGGGAATCTCTTACTGGCTATAAAATTGATAGAGCACCACTTCCTATGGACTATATGTTCTTAGTTAATGCTGTTGCTGATAACTATCAGGCTTGTAACAATGTTATTGAGTGGAAATTTGATGAAGATCAAACTTTTAAATACAAGCAGTGGGATATCAGAATGACTCCCCCTCCCGGAGCTGAAGGATATAAGCTTGGGCAGCTAAAGTTTGGGGATGCAGTTTTAATTGCATCTGTAGAGTCAGATGGTACAATCATTGGAGAGGGCTTAACAAGAAGGCACCTTGCAAATTGGTACAACTTTATACAAGCTCCTGGAACACCTCCCGCACAAGAAAGTAATAGTAGTGGTGAGCAGTCTGGGTTTGATTCTGACTTTTTAGAACAAGTAGTTGTAGTAGACTCTGATCCTTATTGGAGAAAAAATGTAACAACTAATAGTGCGGGGCTTGGTTCACAAGATGATGAAAATACGGGACAAGAATCATTTGACCTGTTTATGCTTCAAGGGTCAGAGAGAACCCCAACTATGCACTCTAACTTAGTAAAAATACTAATTAAGAGCGCTGCAATCCAGACTGCAACTAACAGTTCTACTCCCGCGATGACCGCCGTCTGGTACAATCCTACAGACCAAACATCTGTAACTCAAACTATTCCGTGTGGGACACCCTCGCAGCTAGAATCTATCGACGATGCAGGAAAAACCAACAGGTCAATAAAATTTAGAGCATATGATAAAGATGCTACTGTCCCAGGAGTAAGAAGTAGAGACCGAATGTGGTTTGCACAACATGACGACTTGTATGCAATGTTCTCTGATCCATTCAATACGACGTCTTACGACAAGATTAAATACACAATACAAGAAAACTTTATTGACGTACATAGTGACGAAACTTTTTTCACTACATTTGTTGATGTTAAATATATTAGGCACCCTAAGTTTATGAACAAAGGTTTAGGCATAGGGTGTGAGTTGCCAGAACACACTCATCAAGAGATCGTGGAACTGGCAATACAAAGCATACTAGAGGCCATTTCGGACCCGAGGTATAACTCACAATCTAGGGAAGTCCTAGAGAGTGAATAAATATGATGTTTAATCCCAAAAAAAAATAAATTAAGATGGGAACTAATCTTTCACAGGTATTCGTTTCAGACGCACTAACAGCCCTGAGCGGTACTACTTTTAATACTTCCGGCGATACTGCCGATGATGTAGGTATATGGAAATTGGATGCAACTGCAGGTTACTTGGCTACAGCATTGTTTCAAGCAAATATTGACACTGATGCTGAAGCAGGCGACGACACCACTGGTTTGACTGCAATTAACAACCCTTTGTGGTTGGTAAACGATATTCAAATCGTACAGAGAGCTGCTCCTCATTTCATTGCATCTCCATTGATCAACACTCGCAATATCAAGAGCATTAAGTACCAAAACCACACTGGATCTACGATGCATGCTGGCACCGTTACTTTTGCTGCTGATGATGCTAACGATGACTGCAATGTAAAAATCATTGTGCGTTCAATTCCAACTGACTACTTGAACTTCGGTAATGAGAACACTGCAATTGCAGACTTCTCTAACGAAGGCTACCGCTTTCCAATAAGTGTTAGCCGAGCAGGACAGTTGTTGAACATTGGTGCAAAAGGAGCATCTGCTGACGCTGCAGGTGCTAACTTAGTAGCTAACATTGAAGGTAACGCTACATTAAACGCTATGTTGAATGTTTCTAACTCTAGTGGAACAGTAACATTGACTGCACGTCACCCAGGCTTTATCTTTGACTTGTACGCATACAACAACACTGACTCTACTGAGCCCGCTGCATCTAGCGGCACTGCAAAGTTCGATGCAGGTGTTGGTAATGACTGGCAGGTAGTTGGTGATGAAATGCGTTGCAGAAGCCGTTACGGTAACTTCAACAGAATGTACTTCCCACAAAATCAGACTACGTATGGACAAAATGGTTCTGCGTATGATAAGATTGTTGTTGAGTACGCACACAACTGGCCATCATCTACAGGTATTGCACCTGCTGGTGATTTGAACCAAGCTGTGATTTACTGCACAAATGCTGGAACAGATCCAAGCACCACCAGTAGTGAATTCGGAACCTTGTTTGGATTCACAGCTGGAACCGACATCGAGTACCGTTGGTAATAAGACTGTTTAATAGAATAGGGGCAGGAATTGGCCTGTCCCTATTTTTTAATTTTTAATCACATGGCATCAGCAGAAGACGTACGGATCTTAAACGTATCCACAAATTGTAAAACTGTAACCGGGAGAATAGAGAACGGGCACATTGATATGTTTGGGAGTGCTATTTCAAGTGTTGATACTATTCTTAAGGTATATGTGTACGACCAAAGTAATACAGTTAAAATATACCTATCAGGAAGTGACCTAGACACTACAACAGAGGCTGGAGTTTTAACATTTACCGCAACATCAACTACTCAGTTTACAGGAGTCATATCAGTAGAGCTACATGATGCTACTACCCTCAACGATGATATAGATGCAGACGGAGTAAAGAATGAAAATGCGGCAGATACTACGCTGATGGAAACAGTGTACACGGTAGCTCCTTGTAAAATAAACTGCTGCATTGCTAAGCTTGTTGATGCAGCAATAGAATGTCACTGCAAGTGTGACAAGTGTAAAGAAGACTTGCTACGAGCAGAAAAAGTACTTCTAATGTTGCAAGGCGCAACTTTTGCTGCAGAACAGGAAAGTAACTACGATCATGCAGTAAACATGTATAACAAAGCAAATACTCTATGTACTGAGGTTTGCGCATGTGGATGCTAATGTCTGTAAGAAGTTACACCAACAACCAAGAAATTGTCGACAAGATTAAGGCACTAAGAACGTGCATAACTCGTCGTCACCATGCCCTCTATAAAAAAATCCATGGAGGGCTAGAATGTTCTACTATTGAGAACATAAAGCTAACCCTTATTGCATACCTCCTGATAGACTATCAAAAGAATGGGGAGGATGACAATGCAAAGGACTGCCTGCAGGCCACAAACTCTGATAGAAAAGGTTGGAAAATACTTAACGTATTCCTAGACTTTGTATCAAGAGAATGCAGAGACTGCTTTCCAACAGAAACTGCTTATACTTTGGGAGATGGCGGAATAATCGCGACAGACCCAGATATTAACTTTATTACCACATCTTCAGGAGACCAGCTTACTGATCAAGGTGGAAATCCCATTATAACAACATAAGAAAATGGCTAACGTAACCCTAGACGATTTATCAGCTACACTGCTTGCAGACGTAACTAGTGCGCACTATCTGCTTATAGATAATGCTACCACTACAACTAAAGTGTCTGCATTGTCAGGTCTGATACAATCTATTTCAACATTAGGATCAGCCGGTGCTTCTGTGGTTAAAAGCCACACCCTTGGAGTGCTCTATCAAAGAGACATTGTGGGCAGCACTGGCATTACTGTGGCGCAGAACACAAACGATCTTACTCTGTCTGTAACTCAAGCGGACATTAATATTAATAACCTTGCTGGAATATCAAGCTTTGATCTGAGCGGGGCGGACAATACGTCTTCCCTGTTTCTTGCAAGGGTAAACCTAGCATCCGACGTTACAGGTAGTCTCCCGATTGCAAATGGGGGAACCGGACTAACAAGTCTTACAGCTAACTCAGTATTGATTGGGGGAGCTAGCATCACAAGTGCGGTTCTTGATGCAGACAGAGAAATACTTGTAGGAACCTCTAGTGGTCCTGAGATGAAAACTTTGACTGCGGGCTCTAGTATTGCTATTACACAGAATAACTCTGCAAACACTCTCACAATAGGATTTACAAAAGGTAATTTTGTAGAAGTAAATGATGACGTAACTCTCGGAGACACGACAGTGGGAGCGCTGACTGTTGGATCTATTACTCCCACTAATAGAGGTGCCGTTACGCAAGCAACGTCTATGGCAACTGCTGTAACAGTAAATGCCCCAGCAGGAATTATTCAACTATTCACAGGAGCAATTACAGCAGACACTAATACACAATTTACCGTTAATAATACTAGTGTCGCAGCGACGTCTACTGTACTTTTGAGCAAAGAGTTTCAAAGCAACACTGCTGCAGATAACGGAGTGCACATAAGCGTTGCTTCTGTATCTGACGATAGCTTTATAGTAAATATTACTCACACTGGAAACCAAGGTGCAGGATCAGTTGCAAGAAAAATTCATTTCCTAATAATAGGATAATAATAACCAATCAAACCATACACAATGTTTAATCAAGTAAAAATGAAGGTGGCAGATGCTATCGAATTGTACAAAGGACTGGAAGCAGTTAAACAACACAAAGGCGCACGATTCGCAGTAATTGTAGCCAAGAATGTAAAAGAACTGGAACAGGTTCTAAGTAAGTACGAGGAGACAGCAAAACCGTCAGATGAATTCCTTAAAATTTCTGGAGAAGCACACAGACTTGCAGAAGCAGAAGATGAAGAAGGAATAAAAAAACTAGAAGAAGAGCATGCAGATTTAATTGAGGAGCGTAAGACACAACTTGCACAACTCGAAGCAACAATGCAAAACGAGATCAACGTTGATCTGCACTCTATCAAAGAAACTCAACTCCCTGAAGATGTAACCCCAGAACAAATTGTTCCAATACTACCGATACTAGTATGAGATCTAAACAGGACATAAGAAAGTTTTTGCTTGACAAGCCCGGGTACCTTAAAAAAGGTGCCTGGGTTTTAGCACGTAAACTGGAGTGCTCTGTGAAAGATTGTCAAGAAGTGTTGAAGGAGCTAAGGAACACAAATACATCAGAGAATAGACTTGATAGAGAAGACCTAGTTAAGACTTCTAGTCTGCAGAAATTCCTAAGTACCCACGGAATTAGTGAAGCATCTGTATCAAGTGTAAAGTTTTGGCAAACAGCTACCGGAGATTTACGATACTCGATAGTTACTAGCGATGCTCCTAACATAGAGGACATCAAACAAGAGGTAGAAGATTTTGCAGCAGAGTATGCTCCGATATATCCAGATCAGGAATATCCAGAGCATGAAGACCCTATTGCATATGAGATATCTCTCCCGGACATACACTACGGCAAGTTGGTAGACATGCCACTGCCGTACGATTTTCAAGAAAAAGAATACATTACAGTTGTAGAAAATCTTGTAGCTAAAGCAGCAGGATTGGAGATCGAAAGATTCATTCTCCCCATTGGGAATGACGGGTTAAACTCAGAGGGAATGAGAATGACTACAACTAAAGGTACCCCACAACAGGACTATATGGACTGGAGAAAAAGCTTTAGGGGATACTGGAAGCTAATAGTTTACACCATTGACTATTTAAAGCAGATAGCACCCGTGGATGTTATAGTTGTCTCAGGCAACCACGATTACGAACGTATGTACTACGTAGGAGATGTTATTGCAGGATGGTTCCGCGATGACATCAATGTAAACGTGGACAACAGTGATGACCCTAGAAAGTATTACCAATACGGAACAAACATGTTAATGTTTACTCACGGTGATAAAGAAAAGGCCCAAAACATTCCTTTGATAATGGCAACAGAACAACCAGAAATGTTCGCAGCTACATCTCACAGAGAGGCGCACTGCGGACACTTTCATAAAGAGCAAGTCAATGAGTATCGAGGAATCAAAGTCCGTTTCGTTCCTTCTATTTGCCCTAACGATTCATGGCACAAGCAAATGGGATATGAATCCAAGCGAACAGGACAGGCTTATATATGGAGTAAAGAGAGGGGAATGGAGGGATATAATCAGTACAATGTTTGATGACTTATCATACAACAATGACGAGTCTGATGACACTCTAGACATCAACGAGGAAATTGAAATCCTCGGAGAGGCCTATGAAAATGCATATAAAATACTAACGGGAAAAGTTCAGGTAGAAGAGTTCTTACTAGAAAAAACAGATTCAGGTGATATAGTCTTCCTCCCATTTGATCCGAAAGAACCAGAGACAATAGAATTAATTATAGAAGACGTAATAGCATATTTTGAAGAAGGTGAAGAGTATGAAAAGTGCTCAGAGCTATTAGTAATAAAGAATAAGTTCGATGACACTGAATGAAATCGCATATAACCTGCTAAACTTAATGCGAGCGGGACGTACTCACAACGATGAGAACATCTCAATAGCACAGATCAAGTTTAATATTAAGCATTACCGTGCGATGTTTATTCGTAGGGACTTTATGCGTAATGGGCTTATCACAAGACACCTAGAACAAGACCTAGGGTGCCTCGAGCTTGAAAAAGTAGATGCAAGCGTGTGTAGGGATTGCGGCTTTATTGTAGATTGTCCGGTTTGGAAAACAAAAAAGAAAATACCTCGTACTGTGCGATTTAATTTCAGAGATGCAATTACACACGTAGGAGATATTACTGGTCTTGGGCGTATTCCTCTCATAGAGCCGTATGAAGTACAGTGGCTTCCTTATGATAAATACACAGCCAATAGACCAAAAGCGTACATGATAGAGGACTACCTCTACGTGTACAACCCTAATGCTATGGAACTAGTAAATGTTCGTGGCGTATTTGAGGATCCGGAAGAACTCGCAGGACTTAAGAGTTGCGATCCAGTATGTTACGATGCAGACTCCCCATTCCCAATTCCAGCAGATATGGTTGGTCAAATATCTGCAGGTCTAATAAATGGGGAACTTAAATTATTAGTTACTACCTTAGTAGACGACGAAAACGACAGGCAACAAGACAAGCAATAAGATGGCTAAATCGGCAGCATGGACACGCAAAGAGGGTCAGAGCGCAAGCGGAGGCCTTAACAAACGTGGGATAGCATCTTACAGAAGAGCTAACCCCGGAAGTGAACTGTCTGCGGCTGTAACCGAAAAGAATCCCACTGGAAAAAGGAAAGCCAGAAGAAAGTCTTTCTGTTCCCGTATGTGTGGTATGAAAAAAAGCAGAACCAGCTCAAAAACAGCAAATGACCCTAACTCTAGAATAAATAAGGCACTACGAAAGTGGAGGTGCCGTTGTAAATAACAACCCCGATAATGGACTTAATGGAAAACATATCACATTTTGAGTTTCTGCTGGTGGCAGGTTCTCTTGTAGGTGTTTGGATAAAACACCAAAGCGACTACGCAACATTAAAAAGCAGAGTAAAAGCTATGGAGCTTAAAAGTGATGAAATAACTGCAATGTTGAAGAAACTGGCTGAAGACGTTGCTGAGATTAAACTTCTACTAGCCAGAAAACAAATTGACAACTAATACTATTATGGCAAATAAAAAAAGAATGTACAAGAAAGGCAGCTTCTTGGAACCAAATAAAGCGCTCACGTTTGGGGGCATGAAAAAAGGTAAGTACGAAGCTGCTGGTCCTGTAGCTCGGCAGATGGAGAACGCAAAAAAAGCAAAGGCTGCAGCTGATAGAATCGAAGCAGAAGAAGCTTCAAAAGCAGCAGCAGCACAAAGAGGCCCTAGCAGACAAGCAAAACAAAACACTCCCCAAGGAACTGGGGGTGGTGCAAAACCTCAAGTAGGAAGTAAGCTTAAAGAATTAAGTAATGCTCCAGGCCCAACTTCTACTGGACCAAAACCAGGTACATATGCATACGCAAAGAAGCGTAACCCTAACTTGGATAAGCTGATTGCTGAGCGTAAAAAGTATGCTAAAGGATCTGATGATTATAATAGAGTGCAGAATCAGATTAACAAAGCATACAACAAAGGACCTATGCGTAACGAGAATCAATCTGTAAGCAAACCAAAACCTAGACCGGCTGCTAAGAACACAATTAAGCCTACGCTTAAAGTTAAAACTCCAGCAAAACCAGCAGCTAAGCCTGCTGCTAAAAAGCCTACACCTACTAAAACTCCTAGTGGGGGTTCAGGTATGGGTGCTGTAGCTAAAGAGAATGCAATAAAGAAAGAGCTGCAATCTGCAAAGCCAGCAGATCGCAGAACCTCTGCTCCAGCTACAAAATCTACATCTAAAAAGATGGATAGACTTGTAAAGAAAGTGAAGAAAGAAGATGCAAGACTCCGCCGTAAATTGGAAAAGGATCTCAAATCAAGAGGTATGATGATGGGCGGCATGAAGTATGGCATGGGCGGTAAGTACATGAATAAAGGTGGATTCCCAGACCTTAACGGAGACGGAAAAGTAACCTTTGCAGATGTACTTAAAGGTCGACTCAAAGGCAAAAAGCGTAACCGCAAGTAATGCACACGTTCAAGGACATATATAACAGCTATGCAAAATCTGTAGCAGAGCCTATAAGCAAGAAATTGTTTAAGGAAATCTGCGAAAAGTTCAACATAGAAGTTATAGAGGGTGTCCTTGAGGGTGATGTATTTAATATGAAAAACAATCTTTCCAACCTTTCTATTCGTAGGATTGAACGCAATCCGTCCAAGCCTACAATAGATTGGTGGGAGAGTAACAAGTACAAACAGGAGTTGTTGGCTGAAGGCAAAACATTGTATTCAGAAGACAACCCTGATGGAGAGAAGTGGTTTATATACTACACCGATCCATGGTACTGTAAATACCATTGGGAGAAGCATAGATGCAAGATCCCAAACAAGACTGCATACAGGTTTACCCCGACCCGTGGAATTAAAGGGAACAAAGAAAAGCTAACTAAGCTACTAAAAGAAGACGAACTAGCATACCTCAGATTCAAGAAGCATGGCAATATATAAGACAATATCTAGTAAGGTCGTTATCCGCAAGATATTCCGAGACATCAATCCCAATACTGACAACTGGGTTGATGACGCTATTGAATGGATGGGAGAAGCGCTGGAGCATATAGGAGCAGCACCACAGCTAGAGATAAAAACATGTGTGCTTACAGTAAAAGATTACAAAGCAGCTCTCCCAAACGATCTGTACTATATCAATCAAGTAGCACTAAACGAAACAGAAGAAGGGGTAATCATCTCACAGCAGATGGATACCCTTTTAGAGCGAATAGACGCCATTGTAAATGGTGGGGCTTCCTACAACTATACTCTTAATGAGATAAACTCTAGACTGCAGGTTTTAGAGAACCAACTGGCCGGAGCAGATAACATGACTGTACTTAATAAGTGCCGAACAAGTTTCCCTAAAACAGTAGACTGCCCGGACTGCATCAATGACAATAACCTCCCATTTAGATGCTACTACACAGAAGCAGACAAGCTTAAGGCATCCTTTTCTCAGGGCAAAGTTTGCATTAGCTACATGGCATTTCCAGTAGATGATGAATGCTTCCCTCTAGTCCCAGACGACATCTCATTTAAAGAGGCTATGTTCTGGTACGTATACAAAAAGATGTTGCTTGGCAATATGACCCCATCCCAGAACGGGATAGGATATGAGTTTGCAGAAATGCAATGGAAGTACTACTGCACTCAAGCTAGAAATGCAGCTAACTATCCAGATATTGATGCATATGAATCCTTTATGGATCAGTGGGTTAGGCTCATTCCAAACATCAATAGACACGCAGAAGGCTTTGCAGGTCTTAATCAAAGAGAATCTCTTAGCAGAGACAAGTACAAGTATATGGTGGATAATATGCCTATATCCAACGGTGTCCCAACTAAAGCGTCCTCTACAAATCTTACACGTAAGACTACTAGCGTTGCTTGGACCTCAAATACAAATCAACTTGCATCAATACCTGCAGGTAACGACACAATCTACAAGCTGCTCAATCCTCCAAGTGATGGGTACAGCTTTGTACTTGGAACCTCAACAATCACATATGGGGCGGATAGCTGGTTAGTGACAGGTCTTGCATCTTCTATGACTATTACATATGCTTATACAATTAACTTGTTTACAAGTTTTGGTGTAAGTGGTCCTTTGGAAGTAGAGGTTGTTATGGTAAACAATGAGACTGGGCAAGAAACAATCATTGGGGATACTACATATCAACTTGCTTCGCTGAGTAACACTATACAGGGAGACGAAACTTCATTGGTAGGCAGCATACAATCTGCAACAGTGTTTGTTAGAATTCCAACACAAACAAATAACCCAGTAATTACAGCTATAAAGATGTCAGCAGGAACATTGAAAATTGAGTAATGGCTAGTAAGTACATTGTAAAAAATGAAGGTGGTAACCATGTAGTTATTACAGTGGACTCAGAGGACTTAACAACTTCTTTGGGTACTAGACGATTCTTGCCCAGAGGTTTATCTGCATCAGAACGAGTAGGAGCGGTAGACCTTAAAGATGAGGTTACTGATGCTACAGTATTTAGTGCTCTTCCACACGGTGATATCTACAAAGACACCAGTGGGACAGTGTGGGGCGTAACTGCAGCAGCTACAGTAACCGCACTCAATGCATTTTTTGCAACATCTCCACACGACCTGGAGGATCTGCAAGATGTTCCTAGTCCAACAAACAACACACTCTTAAAGTATACAACAGCCGACGGGTATGTCTGGGAATCTGCATCAGATGCAGTACCTAGAGATGTCGAAAACCTTAATGACTTAGATGATGTAACTGTTACAAGTCCAACAGATGACCAAATACTGCAGTACAATAACAGCACATCATTATGGGAAAATGTAGACTTCCCGGACACAGGTGCAACATTAGGCTCAACAATAACTATTACAAACGGAGATGCCGCATTCTCTCATATGAGCAGCCCAATAGCATCTGGGACATCATTAGAACAGGTAGTTAGAGACATATTAGAAAAGTATAACCTAACTAATATTACATTCTCAAGCTTTAGTGCTGCACTTGAAAGTACTTCTTCTACATATGGCAGCCCTACTACTAGTGTAGGCGCTGTATTGGAGATAGGGAGAGGAGTTAAAATATATGGATTTAACTACAACGTAGGAGATCCGACGCAGACTACAGACAACAGTGTCAACTTTGTACAAGGAGGCAGCACTCTGATAGAAAGTGGATTTGCAGACGATGCTCTTCAGGCAACTCTTGCAACTGTAGTTACACTAGACCCCGGGAATGAGTCTAGTACACAGTACAGGCTTACAGTAGTAGACTCTGGAGGTGGGAGTAATGTAATTAGAAATAGCGTCTCAAGAGGATTTAGCTGGCAATACAGAGTTCGTGTGGGAGCACACTCAACCAGCTCAATAACCTCAGATTCAGAAGCAGCAACATTATGGGCCCTGATTACTGATGGGTACAATAATATAAGAAATACAAGTAATCTTACTATCTCTGCAACTTCTGCAATGAATACAGCTTTAAACTACACCTGGATAGCATATCCAGCAAGTTGGGGCAACTTAACCCAAATACTATTAGACGGTTCAACTAACGTACTGTCTGATTTTCAATCACCAGTAGATTACAATATTACCAACGACTATGGAATAACAGCATCCTACCGATTCTACAGAAGCACCTACGACCAAGCCTTCTCTCATTCAAATCCTACTCAACTCTTAACTATTGACTTCTAATGCCAATTTTTCCAGGACCAGTATCGCACAACAATGCCAATGCTCCTATTCTAGATGCGACTGGGAATCAAATTAAGGGGTTTGGATTCTTTGATAATACCACAGAAAGAGACGACCTTGACGCAAACTTACAGGTAGATGGCTTTCTTGCTATTGTAGGTACTGCAGCATATGTGTTTCAAGGTGGAACCTGGACAGATGCAAATAACTGGACAGAGGTAGGAAGTGGTAGCGGATTAGATAACGTAGTCGAAGATCTAACACCTCAACTAGGGGGTGATTTAGATGTTAACGGACAATCAATCGTGTCAGTAAGTAATGGGGATATAGTATTTACCCCTAATGGTACTGGGCACGTTAATCTTGATGGAGTTGTAGAATTTAAACAATTCCCTGTTGCATCACCTCCCGCAGCCTTTGCTGGGGGTATGTATGCAGATGATAATGATAATTTATTCTTTGGTGTAACCTAACAGAATATTTTATATATTTACAACAACTTTTCGAAAAAGTAAAAATTTATAAATTTAAAAACAAAATATCATGGCAACATGGAAAAAAGTCCTGCTTGAAGGAACATCAAGCGTTGGAGATTTATCAGACGTTACGATAACTAACGCGTCTGACGCACAAATTTTAGTTCACGACGGAACAGACTTCGACAACGTAGATGTCAGTGGTGACGTAACGATCACAAACGGTGGTGCGGTCACCATCGCGAATGACGCTGTAACCACACTGAAGATCCTCGATGCGAATGTAACATTAGCTAAAATGGCTGATAACTCAGTAGATAGCGATCAGTATGTAGATGGCTCTATCGATACAATCCACATCGGAGACAGCCAAGTAACTTTCGCTAAGCTCGCTAATCTCTCGGCACTCAGTGTTATGGGTAACAGCTCAGGAATCGCAGCTACCCCAACTAACATCGCAATCGATACAGACCTATCCTCTGTTTCCGCTAGTAACGATACAGTTGCTTCTGCTCTTGCTATTAAAAGCTATGTCGATACGCAGGTTGCTTCTGGTTACGATCTCAATATTTCTGCTGATACGGGCACTGCCCAGGTAATCACCAACGGTGAGACGCTTGATTTAGCGGGAACGTCCAATCAGATTACTACGACCACAGGCAGCAATTCCGTTACGTTTAGTATTCCGACCGCCTTCACCGCTCCAGGAAGTATCGCTTCAACAACTACAATCACTGCGGCTACTGGCTTGACGGTTACCACTGGCGGTGCCACGGTTACCGCTGGCGGATTGACAGTATCAGCGGGTGGAGCAGACATCACAGGAACGCTTGATGTAACTGGAGTTGCTACGTTTGATACAAACGTTACTATTGCTGGTAACCTGAGCGTTACAGGTGAAGTCACCTCTACGTCAACTACTGAGCTCCTTGTTGAAGACAAGACCATTTTGGTTGCGAGTGGAGCTTCAGCGGCAGGCTCTGCAAACAATGCAGGTTTTGTGGTTGACACTTCTGCTTTGACCACACACACTGGAGATGCCAAGCTGAACTACCTTGAGTCAGGTGCCACGTTCTCTGAGTGGCAGATGATTAAGGCTGAAGGCGGAACCCCTAAAGACTCTGCTTATCTTGCAGGTATGGCTGTTGGAACCTCTCAGTCAGACCTCAATACCAACTATGACTGTGGCCTTGGTTCACTTGGTTGGGACGGAACTAATCTGTACATCCAAACTGCATAATGGGTCTTCTTGGTAAGGGCAGGGATGTTGGTGGAATTGCCACTGACACCCTGACCCAACAAGAGTTAACGTTCATCTTAAAAACTTTGCACGAAACAAAGTTTGACGGGAAGGACGTACTTTTGTTGGCCGACGTAGTAAACAAACTTCAGAATCAACTGAAGGCAAAATAGAAACATTTTAAAAACCAAATACAATGTTAAATTTAGACATAACCGAAGTGTACTTCTTATCAGAAGCTGTAAAGGCAGTAAGCGTTAAGGCATCAGACGCCCGTACAGTGGTAGCTCTTTTGGATAAACTTGAAAACGAGTTTTCTAAACTCCAAGCAAAACAAGAAGAGCCACAAGCAGCCGAACCTAAAATCTCGGAAAAGGGAAAAAAACTCAAAAAAGCATAAGGCTTTTGTAAATGGCAACTTGGAAGAAAATATTAGTAGAAGGTGATGCGGTAGTCGATAACTTGGCTACCGCTGACCTTACTATAGCCGATGCCACAAGAGACGTTACTCTTGCCACGAACGGTATTCTTAATTACAAGGGTAGCGGCGGGAACATAGTACAACAGTTTGTTGATCTTGGCGGAACAAGCGCCACGGCAAACTTTGGCTGCTTAAGGATATATGAAGACAGCAACGCCGCGCAGGGGTGCGTCGAGCTTTATGAAGCTGGGGCGGGAACCAATCGTATTACGCTTTTAGCTCCGTCAAGCTTCACTCAAAACCAAAAGATAGTCTTTCCTTCTTCGTTGCCTACTGCTGGGCAGGTGCTTGAGGCCACCAGCATAAATAGCACTACGGTAACAACTAGTTGGGCAGACGCTGGAAGCGGGTCAGGCATATCAAACGTTGTTGAAGACGAATCTCCTCAACTTGGCAGTCATTTAGACACCAACGGATACCGAGTACAGCTAGATAATAATATCCCAATCACGGGAGACAACACCAGCGCAACAAGGTTAAACATTGCTAAGGTTAATACGAGCAATCACATTGAGTTCGGACAGGCCAGTGTAGATGCATTCCATCTTGGCGACACATACCTGGACAGATATGTGTTTGACGACGACGGAATTACATCTGACGGAAATGTAGGCAATGGAGGTCAAGTAACGCTTCTCGGTAGTAATACATCTACAACAGCAGGTAGGGCTTACTACTACAATGGCTCTGGAGGTTGGTCTTTTGCTGCTGTTTCTTCGGCTGCCGCAAATGCCTCTTTGCTTGCTGTACCTACTGGTAACACCAGTAACAGAGGCATGCTGCTGAGAGGTGTTGTCCAGGTTTCTAATGGGGGTACGAGCTTGTCTACTGGCAAGGCGGTTTACCTTACCACAAACGGTAGCTTCACCACTACTGTTCCTACCACTTCTGGTCACTATGCCCGCATCGTGGGTTACGCCCTCGACGCAAACACGATCTTCTTTACTCCGTCTAACGATTACATTGAGATTGCGTAATGCCTATTGCTTCAGTCTCTGGAATTCTGTTCTCTAATATTGCTAGTTATGCTGGCAATGCAATAGCTAATATCGCTAGGTTTCAGGGAAGGGCAACTTCTTTGTATAGTCAGGAGTGGGAGTTTGACAACCAAGTAGTAGTTCTTACTAGCAGCGGTAACGGATGGTCTCCCAACGGGACGCATGCAAACTGGGCTAGCGGAACAGATGCTTGTTCGGATTTGAATAACAGGTGGTTTTCCACTTCTACAAGAACGGCTACTGGTTTTCGTGTAGACTCGAACGCTACTGGGTCTAGTCAGACTGGCCCCGCAGGAGCTCATAACGGTAGTGGGGGCCATGACACTAGTTCTAACACTAGGTATCTTTTTGCCGAGACGTCTGGAACCTTAGATACCAATAATGTTTTCATCGCTAGGATGCCTGGGTTCGACCCAGGCGCGTCAATCACAGATCAGACAAACAACTTAGACCTTAAGTTTTACATGCATGGATATGGAAGGGACTGTGGTTCTCTTTATGTGTATGTAAGCACCGAGTTAAGTACAACTGACGGTTCGTCCAACACCACGCTTCTTTGCCGATACGACAGTAGTCAGCAAAACAATACTGCTTGGACTAGAAGTAGCGGAACCAGCACCCCAAGCTCTGTGAGTTTTAATGGTAACTCCTCGAATTGGCAACAGATCACCGTCAGCTTAAACAGCATAAGAACGGATACGGGTAATAGATACATATATTTCGTATATGTCGGAACAGACAGCTTCAGGGGTGACTTATCTTTAGATACAATAACCATAGAGGAATCATAATGCCACAACAATCAGCATGGTACTGTTGCGTCTCTGGGGCGTATAAAATCTTTGACGAGACCAAGGAAAACGTTTTGGCCGTATACAAGGAGCATTCAATTCATGGAAATGATCACGAAGTAGGTCAACACTACGAAGGGACTTGGGATTCTGACATTCAAAGGTTTACTTTCCCTAACGGGGATTACCATCAATTATAGGCCACTTTAAATATATTAGTAATGAAGAAGTTTATTGCAGGAATGACAAAAGATCCAGAGAGAGTGGATCAACCGGATGGCACCTACAGAGATGCTCTTAATGCTAATTTATACTATCAAAAAGGTGCTGTTGTAAATGAACAAGGAACAACTGCTTTTACGAATGTAGGAGGATTTTCCATAACTAATATTATCGGGCAGTGTGCGCTTAAAGATGGGAGGATAGTATTGTTCTTTAACTACGAACTAAATGGAGCGATTACAAGCGCTATTTCTATTGTAGATCCTGCAGATAAAACTAACGATATAATCTACAGAAATGCTGCACTTAATTTTAAGCCTTCTAACACAATAGAGGCTACATCTAAGACTGATGTGAACGGGGAAACTCTTGTATACTTTACAGATAATTATATGCAAAAAACTGTAGAGGCTAATACAGGTATTGAATACATATCTGATTACAATCCCCCAAGAGTACTTAATATTACTCGTCAACAAAAGAGCAGCAACTTTACCAGATTGTATAGCAACCCAGACTATACAGTAGAAAAGCTAGATCTATTCTTAAACGCAGGATTCGTACCAGAGTTTAGAGACATTAAAATAGAAGAGGGTGGGGGTGTTGTTAGTGGGACATATCATTTAGCACTAGCTTATGTAGACGAAGATCTCAACAGGACCAATTACTTGGTTACATCTAACCCTGTACACGTAGTTACTGAGCATGAAGATGCTATCCCAACAGAAACAATTACAGGTGATCCACAGGGTTCACAATCAAACAAGTCCATCAGTTGGATAGTAGATATCCCTATCCCATCCAATTACACGCACGTACGGCCCGTAATTATTCAACGATTTGGAGGAGGAATCAATCAAGAGTCTAGTGAGTTTGCGTACGAACTAGATATTGTACAAATACCAGAAGGCACAAACAGTGAACAGTTTGTAAATCTAGAAATTACCTATACCGGACTCGAACAAGCATCAGCAGCATCTATCTCTGAAGTAGTAATTGACTCTGTTAGATACGAAACTGCTAAATCATTTGTACAATTAGATAACAGACTGTACATCTCTAACCTAAGGGCACGAGGAGATATTGGATATCAGCGCTTTGCAAACAACATTAAAGTAATTCCTACTAACACCCAGGTACGAAAATTTGATCCAAAAAGATTTAAGGCAAGCGTGTTAAATTCTGGTTATACGAATGCGTTTGACACATATAAGCAGCTGCAGAAAGATGACCTAAATGATTCATTCTTTGCATCAAATGTAAGAAAGGGATACAAAGATGTTAGAATGTCACACAAGTACAGAGGATATCGGCGCTCTGAGGTATACGCATTCTACATCTCTTTTGTGCTTAAGGACGGATCAGAAACTTATGCGTATCATATACCAGGAAGAGAGGAACAGCTTATAGACAGAATTAATAAATATGAAACTGCATCAATCTCAGATGCAAGTAATGCGCTTCAAGACCTAGGGCTAGATGTCTCAGAATTTGAAGACCTCTACCCAGATTCAAAGATCTATCAAATTACAGACTCTCAATATTTACTAGACGAGGGTAGCACAGACATGAGCTACTGGGAAAATGAGGATGAGTTATACCCCGACACTGAGGACTTCTCTGTCTGGAGTGTTAATAGTGCTGGAGACCCTGTAGATCTTGGACTTCATCTTGGGAATACAAATATCAGGCATCACAAAATGCCCCCAAACAAGAACGACAATTTTACTTTTATTGGGCTGGAAGGAGCAGGAAACTCTACCCAGGTAAGTCCCAGCCTTTTTAATGAAAGCTCTGAGACTACTACTGGCTTCGAACTTAAAGAGTCAATAAATATACTGGGTGTTACGTTTACAGATATTGCAATTCCAACATTTATTGAAAGTCAGGTCCAGGGATTTAAAATATACTACGCAAAAAGAAGTCAGCAAGAAAAAACTATAATAGGGCAGAGTGTAGTTGTCCCAAGTTGGTACGAGGATCAAATAGCTCTAGGAAATAGAATGAGTAATGCAGCCCATGGACCATACCTAGACGCATGGTTTTTGAGAGGGCTACTGCCTACATACTTTAGCAGATACCACCAAATCCCAGGCGATCAGATACCGAACTATAATTCATCATCTGGTAATAAGCGAGTTATAGGTGCATTTACATTCCACGATTTTAATATGCTTAAAAATAAGCATACATTAAGTGGGGCCAGCCACATAGATGTACAGAAAGTACTTAATATGCGGATGTGGGCTGGGGGTCCCAAAAAAAAGGCAGGGAATAATGCTCCCTATATGCTAGATGGAGACTGGATAAACCCTACAATAGGAAATACACAATGGTATGAATGGACTGACGAAGGGGAACAATCAGTGCACGGCGATCCCGATGACACGACCGCAAATCCAGCAGGTGTAGCTAATTATTGGACATCAATATGGATAGCACAAAGGTATTACAACCCGAACTACGTAAATACCTCTAGCACACAGTGGAGTACAGATCAAATCGAATCTGCGCCCTACTTTCTAAACAACTACCAAACAATATTTACGTTAGCTCTTAATAGTAAAACATATATTACAGGAAGCACACTGCTTAACAATACGGACAGTAGCGCATTTAAAGACGTCGACTATTTAATGCACTTTGCTGGAGAGTCTTGTATGGCATTTGGGCTAAGCTCTGGACTTCCGGTGCTAATAGAGGAAAGAAGTTTTACTTCGACTAATGGCTATGTTGAATGGTGGCAGGACGCAAAATGGAAAACGGCTACCGGCTCAGTAAATTCTACTACCGTCGGCCTTGATTTAGAAGAAGTAAATGTAACAAACTCCAGCGGAAGTAAGATATATGGGGGATGGCCCACTATGTTCCTAGTAAATCTTTGTAGTTACAAAACAAATGTTTACAAACCATTTGACCAACAAAAACTTGTTTGGACAGGGTACTACCAAGCTGTTGACTCTACAGATAGACCAGTCTCATCAGCGACAAGAGCAAAAGGACCTCAAGAGCCTACTTACAAAACAGAGACCGTATTTGGGGGAGACACTTACGTAGGGAGATACTCTTTCCGTACTACATCTCAAGATTGGGGAGCAGTTTTTTTTAAAGGAGGATCTGAAATAGACAATTCAAGTAATTGGGCGACATCCTCATGGCAAGCTGTTACTGGGGCTGGCGTTCAGTCTGTTCCTCCTTTCTATAGAGCAGTAGATCCTTGGGCTACTGTATACAATTTCTTTTGTGAATCAGATGATTTATTAGGCTTTAGACATCAAGGAGATAATACTGAAGGGGTTTCGGTAGGAGAAAGCATGTTCTTTGATGGATCTATTGGGGCAGACGTATTATTTAATGGCCCAAACAACGATAATACTAAGTCGGAGAATCTGTTGTATATGAACAACTATTCTGCGGTGCAGGATGTAAAAGTTACAGCCCCACTCCCAAAGAAACTATTTAATCCAACATTCTACCCAACTAGAACTATTCGTTCTACTGTGGATGATGGAAGCATACAAGACAAGTATAGATTCTTCTTGGCCCTTGATTACAAAGATATTCCTAGAAACCGAGGAGCAATAACTAAAGCATTTACTTTAGGTTCTATCCTTTATCTGCATACTGAGCGCTCATTGTTTGTTACTAGAGGTAGGCAACAACTGGGATTGAGTGATAATACTCAAGCATTTGTTGGGAGCGGGGACATATTTGAGCAGAATCCTGATGAGCTAATCCCAACAACAGAGGGGTATGGGGGTAGTGATTGTCAGTTTGCATCTCTTACTACGCGCTTTGGACAGTTCTTTGTCAATCGCAGAGACCGCAAAGTATACATGATGTCTGAGAACATAGAAGAGCTAAGTTCAGTTGGTATGGAGAAGTGGTTTTTAGACAACATTCCGTATCAGTTAGAATCATACATAGACTTGGGGGACGACATAAACTTTGACTCCCCTACAGGGAACTTCGGGTTCAACGCAACGTACGATCCAAAGTATAAAAGAATCATTCTATCCAAAAGAGAGCTAATCCCTATAGGGACATTTCTAGTTACACTTACAGGGGGATATACAATTAACGTGGATAGCGTTACAAATGATGCAATTACTATCTCCGGTAACTTCCCAGCATTAGGAGGAAAAGCTACATTCTCATTCTCCGATACAAATAACTTCCGAGCAAGTGGATGGACAATATCCTATTACCCAGAAATAAAAGTATGGGGCAGCAGACATAGTTACTTGCCTAACCTCTTTGCAAACAACCAAAGAGAGTATTACGGATTAACTAACACAGGTCCTACTAATGTTTGGGAGCACTCTAACTTTGCATCCCCAGGCAATTTTTACAATACTCAGTACAATTTTGAGTTTGAGTTCATAGATAATACCGAGGTAGCAAGCCCTAAAATTTTCACAGCGCTCCGGTATTGGCTAGAGGTTGTAGAGCCCACAGGAATAGGACAATCTTCAGTATTGTATAAACATACATCCCCCGGATTCGATGCATTCTATGTTTACAACAGCACCCAAATCTCTGGAGATGGAACAGACCCTATAAACTACCTGTCAAATGCAAGGCTTGTAAATAACTTTTGGTATATTAACCAATTTAGAGATAAAAGCACATATGAACTTAACACCTCAACTGTACTGGCTAATGGCGAGCTCAACGTCCAGGATGACTTTAATCAAGGGTCAACAACTACGCTGTTTAATACCTCCATGTTTACGGAAGAAGGCATCGTAAATGGAGACTATATAAATGCTAATAAATCTTGGTACAACCAAAAAAGATTTGTTGATCATTACCTAGGAATACGTTTGATTAATAACAACTTAGATGGTAATTTAATATATTTGTATTCCGCAGGAACTAAGTTCCGACAATCCTTTAGATAATCATGGCTAAAAAGAAAACAACTAACAATAAAAAGAAGCGCGTAAATAGGTATCAAGGAGCGGGACCGTTTAAAGATGACGCTGCTAATAAAGCTCTACGTAATGCAGGTATTGGCTTCGCTGGTAGTACGCTTGCACGAGGTGTAGTATCCCCACTTATACAAAATAGACGAGCAGATAAAGCCGCATTTAACCAGTACACAGATATGATGGACAGAGCGTATCAAAACTCTGGATATGACAGCTATGCTGATTACTGTCTAACAGGTGACTGTCCTCAAAATCCATTTCAAGGAGATCCCCCAAATTTTAGAGACTGGAGAAACCATGATTACTTTGGGGCAGGAGAAACTAATGCACGTCCTACATATAGGTTTCTAAATGACGTTAAAGAAAACCCACTACAAGGAACTATGGGCCCTGCGATCAAAGCAGGTGCAAGAGATGCTGCAATCAGTGGAGCACTTACTTATGGTGCAAACAAACTGCTTGACAATACCAAATTTGGGAGAAAGCTTAAGCGTAACTTTAATGTCAATCTAGGATTTAAGCGAGCATACCAAACTGGTGGGCCGCAGGGCAATCCATACGCTATGCCTACTTCTGCGTCTACATCAGGGTATACAAGTACTATGTCTGGAATGGCAGGAGCACACCAATCTCAAATGCAATTAGCACAACTTCAACAAGAAGTTATGGCTGAGCAGGCTAGAAGAAAAGAAGAGAATGACGCAAGAAATGCAGCAGAGGATGCACAATTTAAACAACAAGTTGCTGGTTTAGGTAGTGAGGAATTTTTAAGTCAAGCCAATACCGCCGTAAAAGACATTACGGGTAAGAGGGCTGCAGCACAAGATCTTAGAATGAAACAGGCGGCGGCAGACTATGGAGCAAGTCTTACCGGGCACACAGCTAACGCAACTAACGTAAAAGACATAGTACAAGGAGGAAAAACGGCAGCAGAAGCTCTTAGTCCAACAGTTAATGTGGTCACGAACCCCATGTATACTACGGGATCAAAACAAGTTATAACTTCTGCTGTACCTGATATGGGTAAGGAAGTTGTGCTGCAGGGTACTCAGCAGGTAGGACAAGAAGCAGGTAAACAGGTTGCGGCAGAAACAGGCAAGAATTTTGGTCTAGCTGCATCTGCAGCAAACCCAAGCTGGGCTAATCCTGCTGCCGCAATAGCAGCGGTCGGGGGCAAAGCAATTGAACATGTTGCAGACGATGACGACGATACTAAGATAAGCGCTGGGGAAGGAATAGGACGAGGGTTATCTGGTGCCGGACAGGGTGCATCAATTGGGTTGATGTTTGGTCCAGTAGGAGGACTTATTGGAGCAGGTGTAGGAGCACTAGCTTCACTCACCACACAACAAATACAAAAAAGAAAAGCGCGAAAAGAAGCAGAAAAACAAAGGCGTCAAGACGCAGTGAGAGCTAGTCAAGAAGGTACTCTATTTAAAAATGCAATGGTAACCCAAGGTCAAGACCTGGGCTACAATATTGGTAACTCTCAAACTAACGCATATCTTCCTGGGTATCAAATGAAAGGAGGAGGTCTTTGGGCAAACATTCATGCCAAACGTAAACGTATAGCAGCAGGCTCGGGAGAGCGTATGCGTAATCCTGGAGACCCAGGAGCCCCTACAGAAGAAAATTTAAAGAACAGCAAGGAAGCTGGAGGCAGCTTTGTAAGATCTCTTCCCGGCGGGGCAGTAGAATTTGTAGGCCCTAAACATGCACAGGGGGGCATTATGATTGATCCGCAAACTGAAGTAGAGGGAGGTGAAACTATGGATAAAGTAGGCATGTCTACAGGAGGAGCTAAAGACTACATCTTCTCTGATTTCTTAAAGGTAGGCAAAAAGAGCTTCGCACAGCGACATAAAGAAATGCTCGATAGAGGAGCATCTCAAGCAGAAATACAACAACTTGCTAAGTTGCAAGAAGAAGTAGCACAGCGAAAGGGTAGAGATGAGAACGGTCCTAGAGACCCTAATATGATTATGAGGAAAGGTGGTATGTATCAAGCTGGGAGTGCAGTTGAGAATACATATCTACCGCAAGATGAAACCCTTGATCCAGATGATCCTAGATTTACTGACCAAGGTGTTGGATTTGACTGGTTCTATGATATAGAAGATGAGAACAATCCTGCAATTGATATGGCAGGACGTGTTGGACGAGAGGGAGACACCGAACAAATCCTTGCATCAAACTGGGCAAAACGTCAAGGCCTGCCAGAAGACATGACAACTGAAGAGCTTGAAAGCTATTATAACGATATATATCTCCCGCAGATACAGGAATACTTCACTGCTAACAAAGAGCAAGTGGTTGCCAATGCAAAAAGAATGGCTATGCTTGATGACAAAAACCAATCTAACTTTACAAAGAGGATTGGTAAGGCAGAAGACGGCACGTTTGAAATGAGTGACGATGAGATATTTGAACAGGCACTTAAACTAACCACAGATGGGAATGTAGGTTCTTGGCACTCATTGCTTCCAAAAACAGGAACTCCGGAAGATGGGGGTGACGAAGGTGGGGGTGAGGAGTTTAATATAGAACAAGATATAGAGACTCAAGAAACAGAAATATCACAAAAGGGGTGTCCTTGTGAAGATGGGTCTCTTTCCCCATCCTGCTGCGATATTCCAGAAAAGCGAGATATACTGCTTCCGTACCAATTGATTGGGCCAATGGCAGAATTGACTAGCAAATACCCACAGCCTAATGCAATAGCTGCACAACCTACTGGTAGAATTAAACTCCCAAGAGTAAACTACAATGCAGAAAGAGCGTCCCTAGGAAACTCAACTACTGCAGCAAATAGGTTTATCCAAAACAACGCTGCTGGTCCTGCTGCAATTTCAGCTATGATGGCTACAAATGAAAAGCAGAGATCTGGTAACTTGGATATTGCCAACGCAGAAGCAAGAAGCAATAAAGAGCTTGCGGCACAAGAGAAGCTTGCTAACTTGCAAGCATCTCAATTTGACTCTACTCAAGGAATGCGGGCTTCTATGTTTAATGCACAAGCACAAAACCAGCGAGACCAGAATGAGTATGAGAAGCGTATGCTTGGATTTAATCAGTTGGGAACTAACCTTGCGCAGTACGCAAATGATCGTCGTGCATACGCAGGAGAAGAAAGAGCAGCAGAAGCATATCAAATAGATAATGAATACTCTAGACAAAAAGCTTATGAGGCTGCTATGTCTAAGCGTGGGAATAAGAAATCCCCATACTATGGTAAAAACCCTATGGAAATTAAAGAGATGATTGCACAGTCATTTCAGTATGGGGCTCCAACATGGAATGCACAAAACACTCAAAGGCGTGACGCTGTTATTCAAAATATGAATCCAACAGCAGCGGGACCAACAACAACAATACAGGGCCCAACTACTGTAACAACTCAAACTAACGCTACAACTCCACAAGAGTTATTGCTCGCGCTCGAAAATGCATCAGGTACTGGTGCAACAGAACAAATGCTGACCGGTGGATACCTTCGTAAGTTTGGAAAAATAAAGAGAAAAAGAAAAAAGTAATGGCATATCGTAATCTGTATACACCCTTATCTCAATTTGTAGATCCACAATCTACAGAAATAGCACAAGAGCTAAGAGCTAAATATCTTACATCTTTTCAAGCTCAGGATCAGGTAGCTCAAGCATTATCACAGCTGCCTGTTGCCTCATTTGAGAATGATCAAAAGATTTACAATGACTTGTACAATAGTACTCGTGCTGAGATAGATGGGCTTGCATCTAGAGGGGACTACGAAAATATGTTTGTACCTGTCTCTCGTCTGGCAAGAACATACAAGAATACGGCAACGCCTCTTGAAACTAACTACAATAGATATCAAGCTGATGTAGAAACAAAAAAAGAGATGCTTGACAAGGGTGAGATTACAATGTCAGACTATGAAGGCTGGCTTAAAAAAAGCAGGCTAAAACAAGGTACTGATGATTACACCCCGTACCTCGGTATTGAACTAGACGGTAATGGGAGAGCTGTCCAATCAAGCTATTATGGAGGCACCCCAATTGCACAATACGTAGACATACAGAAGGAGATACTTACGCAGCTTAATCAAATCCCGGAAGTAAAAAGAGGAGGATATAAGGTAAAAGAAATACAAGCACCAGATGCTGACGGTCTAGTATTTGCAATTACACACAAAGATCAGATAGTAGAATACGTCCCACAAGAAGCGGTAGATGCAGTGACTGCCAACATTGTGCAACGCCCAGATGTACAAGCCTACATGACGCAGTCTGCAGACTTCAACACTCTAGACCTTGATGAAAATGAGCTAGATACTATTCTTAGAACTGCAGCACAATCATATATGTCTTCAGAAGACAAAGACGAGCAAAGATATGGTGACCAGCTTGCACACATAATCTCTACACAAACTGTTGGGGGTAAAAGACGTGCTGTAAAAGCTATGCTGTACAACGAGGATATCAACCGCTATATGACTACAGCTAGATTGACTAGACAGCCTAGTGCATACGGAGGAAGCTATTCTGTATCCTACGAGTCAGCTCTCACAAACAAACTTAACGAAACCAGAGGTGGTGGAGCCGGTGCTTATACTCCAGTACTCCCAGGCGATAATGTAGTAACTACTAATAGTCACTTAATTGGAGAAGGGCAAACTGCCCCAACAATAGCCGGGGTTGAAGGGCACATCGGAAACATAGGCAACAACAAGGAGGCAGTAGAGTCAGCTTTGATGGAACTCCACCCAGAACTTGCAGACATATACGGCATACCTACTGGGCCTATGTCTGCTACAGGTGGGGAAGGAATTGGAGCTGCGGTAGGCTCTCTTCCTGGTGCTAACTCTTTTGAATCTATACAAGACGATCTCTACAAAGAGAACGGAGTAGAAATTATAACTACTAAACTGCTATATGCAAACCCAGAACTGGCTGAAAATAAAGCACAGATTGAAAACCATCTAAGACAGGCTAGAGCAGATTTGTTTAACTATGATGCTCAAAGAGATGCGGCAGAGAAGATAATTAAAAACGCATACGCTGAATTTAAAGACACCTTCGTCAATGAGGTTATTGCAGATATTAGCAATGACATAGAAATGCCTGCTCAGCAGCTCCCTACATTTTACAACAATCCAGGATTGGGACAAATAGGAGCTACTTATAACCCAGAAACTAATGAGGTAGAGTTTAAACAGTCAGGTACATTTGACCCTGATGCATATAAGCTTGGGGTTGCAGCAAACATTATGACTGAACTTGAATACGTAGAGAAGTTCGATAAGACTCTGTCTCGATCTGGGTTAGGGGGAAGTCTTGATGTTGGGGCTGCCTTGTTTAGTCAAATGTTTGGGTTGGATGCTGAAGAAGCTATGGCGCTTGCACAGACTGCTTCAACTGTTACAGTAACAGGAACAGAACGTATAGAAAATCTGTCGCAAGGGTCGCTGCTTGATGGGGTAGGATACAGAGGAACAGCTGGACCTGTTAGATCTATGACTGCAGGAGAAGACCGACTCACTGGAATGACAGCAGTTGGCTCTATGGGTAAGATTAACATACGTGAGAAGCTTGACAAAGCAACTGAACAAGCTGAGGAAAGAATAGGTAAGCTTGGGCGGGTTACATATACTACAAGCCAGTCTGAGGCAGCACTTGGAGACTCAAGCGGTAAACTGTCTAAAGAGATTAATGATACGGTTAAGGGTAGATTCTTGAGCACCCTTGCAAATGTTCCTGTAATTCTTACAGAGTCAACACAAACTAGACTAAACGAAAACAATCCAGAGATAGCTAATCAAGCAAGGGCTGGAGTTCCTGGATCAATTGTAACAATAGCAGATTTGTATAAAGAAGGAGACGAAGATTATGCTAAGGCAAAAATAGCAAGAGCAGACTTTACCTCGTATCTTGACCCAGTAACAGGAAGCATGAAGGCCGGAATGTCTATAGAGACAAGTACCGGTGATCAAATTCTTGTTCCATACGACGAATTAATTATGGGTTACGATCCAACAATGCCTAGCAAAATTACAAATACGTACAACAGTCCGGGCGGAATGATAGCTAGTAAAGCAATTGCAACAATGCTCCAATACCCAACAGCATTTGGTGAAGAAAATGGGTATGTGCACAGAGATGTGATTGGGGGAAGAAGCGTAGAAATTGAATTCCTTGCACCACAAATGCCATTAGAAGAAGATGGCCTTGCTGTTACAGCAGGACCAAATAGAGTTATTGTTAGAGCCAGTGGTGGAGCAGGAGAAGATGTGGAACAAGAACTAGCTATCGACGACTTCATAATATTCTATAACGCAGCAATACAATGAGTAATAAGGGTACTATAAATCCCATTACAGGTCTTCCGCAACAAAACACTTTAAACCCTATTACAGGGCTCCCGTTTACTACTGCAGAAGAGCTGGGTGCATTTCAAGCAAAAGTTAACCGCCAACGACCTCAAGTATCAGTAGCTCCTGGATTTGCTGCAACAACTGGGGACTTCTCTTCATATGCAGACAGAGGAGTAACACTTTCTGGGGGACCTAGCTACAAGGATTACTCTACTATAAGAGCCCTCAATCAAAGCGCAGGAGAAAAATTGTTAATCGGGGCCAAAAAAGGAACCGTTACTGGAGCTAGCGCTTTTGTAAACGGATTGCTTGGTATGGCGGGCGCTCTTGACTTTGCCGCTGGAAGTAATTTGAATCCTAAAAGCAGAGGATCTCTAGTTGGGACAGCTCAGGATTGGACAAATCTTGTTAATACTGAGGAGTGGCGGGAGAACTCTCGTAAAAACAATCCACACTATTACACAAAGACAGAGCTGGATAACATAGGAAACTTTAACCCATTCTCTGAAAACAACTCATTTACATGGAACTTCCTTACTGACAAGATATTTGATGGTATAGGATTCTTAGTTGGGACAGCTGCATCAATATATGTTACAGCGGGTACAGGAGTTATTGGACGTGTTGGTCAGCTTGGGAATATAAGCAAGGGACTTGCAACGTGGAGAACTGCTAAAACTATAAAGAGTGGGCAGTCTTTGTCTAAGGCTCTTGGTACATACAGAACTACTAAAAACGTAGCAAGTAAGATATACAACGGTGCTGCTAAGACCGAAGCAGCTTTCTTATCTGCAGTAGGGGAAGCATCTATTGAAGGAAAGGAAACAGGTAAACAAGTGTATGAAAAGCTATATGCAGAAGCTCTGAGAAAGAAGACTGCAATGGGTTTACCTGCACAGCTTTCTGCACAAGAAGTGCAACAGCTTAAGTTACAAGCATTAGAAGCAGAGGGTGCTGCTTTTTATTCAAACGTGGGAGTACTGAGCTTGAGTAACTCTATAATGTTTAGGGGTCTGTTCAAACAGTTTGGAAAAGCAGCAGGAACATCTAGATGGCTAAGAGCTGCAACAGCAGCAGAGAGAGCTGCAAAACCATCACTGCGTGTTGTAGACAAACTCAGTGGACTTCCAGGTTATGGTATTCGACAAACTGCACAAGCAGCAAGATTTTCAGCCCCCTTCTTAAAAACAATGGCGGCTGAAGGATCAGAAGAAGCTGCACAGTATGCAATTACTGAGGGGATGATTGAGTACGAGATGGCAAAGATGCATGACTCCGGATTGGGGGATATAGTAGAAAGTCTTATTGACACAAATAAGCTCCGAATTGCAGCAGAGTCATCTCCTGAGGTTGCAAGTAAAATGCTTGAGACATTTAGTAACCCAGAAGCGCGAGAACAATTTGTCATTGGATCTATTGTTGGTATTCTGGGTGGGGGAATACAAGGCTACAAGGAATCAAAGGCAAGCAGAAAACAAAGAGATGAGCAGGCAACTTTGCTTAACAACGAAGGTATGTTCCGAGCAGCAAGAGGAGCAGAGTCTGTAAACAAGCAGTCCTTTTTCTTGCAGAGAATGAATGAAGCAGAGCAAGCAGGAGACAGGGAGCAATTTGAATACTATCAAAGAAGACTGCAGGCAGAACAAATACTGCAGCATTATAATAAAGGAAGCTTAGACTTGTTCAGAGAGATGCTGGAAGACTCAAAAAGTCTCCCGGAGAATGAGTTCAAAGAGCTTTATGGAATCAGCCCAGAGACAGTTATAGACCAGAATAAACTGGTAGATGATATTGTATCTAGATCCAAAGAGATAGAGAAGTCTGCAGAAATGATAGACGAACTCTACACAAGCTCCCCAACTGTTGGAGCAGGTAAGCTGTTCATGTCAAAAGAAGAGAAGGAGCTAGAGAAAAATAATCTTCAAGATGAAGCTATTTATAAAAACTATTTAAAGCTAGAGCTAGGGTCGCTAAAGTTTATTGATGGGGCAATCTCAGAGAAAGTAGATAAAATTGAGGAGATGTTCCCAGGCCTCTTGACAGATGTGCTTGTTACACAGACATACAAGAAAGGAAAAGAGGCAGACTATGAAGAGGGTACACGTACTAAGTCTGTTAATATGCGTGATCGTATACGCAACTATGTAAGAAACAGATTTGGGGAGGTGGCTCTAGAAGAAGGCAAATTCAGTTTAGATGTACAGCAAAATCTAGAAAAGAATCTAAACACCATTCTAGCGAATAATCAAGAACACACAGAGTTCGAGACTGTCAGAAAAGAATTGGTAGAGCTTAGGGAGCTTATTAGTCAAAGGGGTAATGCAGTCACTGCATACAATAACCTCAACAGAAGCCCGGAGCTGCGAGACCTTGCAATATCTGGAACAAAGATTGCATTGGAGCGGGAAGCACAAACAAAGAGAGATGCACTTGTTGATCAAATTATTGCAGATACTGTAACACCTGAACAACTAAAAGCAAAAGCGGATAGAATTCTGCAACAAGGGAGCATCTCAGAAGAAGCTAGAAAAAGAGCCAACGACGAAATAGCTGCAAGAACAAAAACCAGATCAGATGCTCAACAGAAATGGGACACTATGTCCAGACCCGCAGTTGAAAATCTTGAAGGACTAAGCCCACTGCTAGACTCGTACAGAGAACAATATCTTAAGGACAGATCTCAAGAGGCCCCAATAAGAGATACTACTGTTGAGCAGAAGAGAAAAGCTGATGAGGCAGCAGAAATAATAAAGAGACGAAAACAAGAGGGAGCACGACTTGCGGCTGAAAACCGCAAAACAGGAGAGCAATCTGCACCTGGACAACAGCCGACGGAGAAGGAACAAAAAGGATTGCAAAGGAGGATTGACAGGAGTAAAAAGGATTTTGCTGCCGCTACAAGTCTTGAAGAAAAAGCTAAAGCCCTTCTTAGGTACCTTAATAGCGTCTCTAACTCCAAGGGTATTGCAAGTGAAGAGGATGCGGCTTGGTACGAAGCGAGTAAAGCTGAGCTAGAAGCTGAGGGATTTGTATTTGATGATATAGGTGATGAACTAAATAGCGATGAGCGAGATGAGCGAATTGGAGCGCCTTTTGACATCCGCACCGAAGAAACTAGCGATGCTGTTCCTAAAGGGAAAATAATTATAAAGGCTGTAGTCAAACCAAGGCGGGTGGTAGACGGGAAGACAGTCAGCCGACCTACCTACGACGTAATTAGAGGAACAGGAACAACGGCTGCAAGGGATGCCTTAGTTGCTGAAGTATATGCTTTGGAGGATGAAATAACTACAGATAATTTTAATGAAATATCTCCTAAGCTAAAAGCCGCAAGAAAGGCTTTGAAGGATTACGATGATGCTAATTTCCCTTCATCTAAATCTGTTGCCGCCCCTAAGAAAGCAGCCCCTGAGAAAGTCGCAGATCAGGGCACCGCATCAACAAAGAAAGATGCATTGTTTACAACACACAGTGAAAGCCTGAACAATGAGGTAGTTAAAGATGCACAAGGAAGAGTAGTTGTTTCTTCTGACGGAGTACCCATGGATAGTGGACTGGACTCAGAAAGAACAGTAAATGGGGAGCCTATTATTACTGATCGTAGCTTGCTTGATAGTGATAAAGTAGTAGCAGGAACGACGCTTGTACTGGAGGTTATAGAGGATGATTGGTGGCTTGGTAACAAAGGTAAGACTCAATATAGAAATGCCGCTGCACATATACCTATATATGTAAAGCTCCCATCCGGAGAAGTACTCGGTGTGCTTACTGCTAATGACAGTGCTATGCGTCGTGCTGCCTACCAAGAATATCTGAAGGGCGCACAGGGACAACAAGTTACTGTAGCAGTTGCTAAGAAGTATCTTAATAACAGAAACAATGCTGTTGTAGAACTGCAAGACGGTACTACAGGCACGTTCCTATCCAGAGTAGATGAGGTGTTTGGGAACACTCCTCTTGGTGTTGTTACCTACGCAAAGAACCTGAGCAAAAAAGGTTTGACCGTAGCTAATACACAAGGTCTCACGCAAGAAGACCTTGATGCTATTGCAGAGCTGTCTAACGAGGTGACTAGTGATAAAGTAAGATACGGTCAGGTAGTTGCACTGCACAAAGACTCAAACGGAAAGTGGAAGTATAGCTTACTACAGACGGCAAGACTTACTGAAGCAGAGCAAGAAGAAGCATTTAATCTGTTACTTGACTCTTCTCCGGAATCGTACCAGAAACTGGTCGATGAGGTTGGTTTGAATACACTAAGCCCAGCAGAAGTTGGGGAAGTATCTGTTACATATCTGCAAGTAGAAAAAGACTACATGCGGAATGCGGACAAGAGAGTGATAAGATTCGCAGTTCCTACACGCTCAGTAAAATCTGAGATGGCAAGAGCTGACTTAGAGAATGGGATGTTTGTAGTTGCATTAGACAACCGAACACTTACAAATCTTGCAGACCCAAGTACAGCAGAAGCTACGGCTAAAGCAATACTCAACGGTAAGAAAGGAACAACAGAAGCTGGAATACTTGGTAACCTTATACAGAAACTTGTTGAGAATGAGGATGGCTTTATAAATACAAAAGGAGCAGGTTTCCAGATTATAAAAGAGGACATGAGCAAAGAAGAAGCTCTTGCTTTTATAATGTCGTTGCCCGATGCTGTAAAAAGAACCTTAAAGAATAAGAGAAAGCAGGTAGATATTAACAGACTTAATGCTGACCCATCATACTATAATACTCTTGTAGAAGAGACAAGAGAAGACCCGCTCCCACTACAAACGGTCTTTGGGCACCGTGGTGTTATTATGACTGACGTTGTTCTGCATAATGGCTCTATGTACAATGGTATTGGTCTTGAGTTTGACTTGTCCCAGCTTAAGATTGGGAACAAAAAACCAAAGGCAAACAACATAAAAGTATCTCGTCCTATATCAACAGCAGAAACTAATGATGCACAAGCATTGTTTGATGAAGCAGCAAAAGCTCGAGAACAAGAAGTAGGAGAACAAGAATACGATCCCACTCAAGTTACTGATGATGATATAGCAGAAGCAGAAAAAGCAACCCGGAAGAGGCTTCTCGCTATACTTGCTGAAAGACGCAAGAAAAAAGGCCAACAGGAAACGGGAACAGGAACGGAGACAGAAACGAAAACGGATCCAGAGGAAGAGAAGCTGAAGGGCATGGACTTAGAGGATGACGCATTTAGACTGTCTGCTAATAAGGGTAAGCGCTTGAATAAAGCTCAAGCTATTGCTTGGTTGAAGCAGCGAAACATCCCAGTAGAGTTTTATGAGATTGCAAAGCAGGTAGGTAGTAAAGTTGCACACGGCTATATGAAGAATGCTGCTGTGTATCTGTGGAACAACGCAGAAGTTGGGACTGAATACCACGAAGCATTCCACTATGTATTCCGCACATCTCTAAGCGAGAAGCAAAGAGAGGGATTGTACAAAGAAGCTAGAAAGCGGTTTAATCTCCCCAATGCTACAGAGCTTGAGCTTGAAGAGGCAATGGCAGAGGAGTTCCGTAATTACGTATTTACTGCACAAGAGACCGGGAAGACTCTTCCTGGGAAGATCCGCAAGTTCTTCAACGATTTGTGGAACTTCATTAAGGCCCTGTTTGTAAATCCTGTAGGCGTAGAGCAGTTCTATTCTTTGATCGAATCAAACAAGGTTCCAAATAAATATGAAAGAAGCGCTGAGAAGTTTGCAACCAAGGGCGAGGTATACAGATTGGTGAGTGACTTGGGGAATGACTATGAGATGCAACAACAAGTCCTTGACGTTATCTCTATGCAGTTCGTTGATACATATAACGAAAGCAATCAGATGTTGCAGGGAATGTCTCAACTAGAGGGCACAGGAAAAAACAACAAGGTTCTTGCAACTGCACTCCTTGGAACAACAGAACAAGACAAGGGAATTATTGCAGATTGGTTCTTGCAGCACTCTTTCTCAACAGAAACTGATGGGTACATGAGTGATGAGGCAATGGAGGCAATTAAAAATGCAAAGAGCTCAGAAGAAATAAAGAACGCTGTAAAGAAATACAAGCTTCAACGAAAACCCCCTCTGCAGGCATTTATAGAAGGTGAACTTCCTACTACTGTATTTAATAAAGAGGAGAAGACCCAGCGAAACACAGCGATTATTTTCTACAATGTATGGAAAAACTGGTTTGACGTTACAGATGAGCTAGGTAACATTGAACAATACGGGTGGAGAGATGCAGCAGCTGCAGATCTTCTTAAGTATGGGTTCACTATTCAGACTAGAGTTGCTACACGTACTGCACTGGAGCAAGAGGAAGAAGGGTCTCCTGAACAGGAGGAGGTGAACTTCGACAAGATCTATGACATTTCTCACTTTGAACAAGACCCACTCAAAGTGGCATCTAAAGAAGTGAGAAACCTGCTGTCTAGAATCGTGGACACAACGCCTAACGTATTCGGGATACCTACTTATATAGACGTTGAGGCTACCCTTAGAAAAACAATTGCAGTTACTGCGGGCGCTAAAGGGTATTCAGAGATACTGGGTAGAATACAAGAGGCTGCTCGTATAGAAGAGATAGAAGCACAAAAGACAGATAGAAAAAGTCTGATACTTGGCCCACTTAAGGACTATCTTAATGGGACTCCTACAGCACAAGAGGTTGCGGCACTTACCCGCTTCTTAACTAAGACATACTCAGAGCTTAGAATTGTACAAGAAAATCAGATCGAGACTACTGACGGTGGAGTAGAGATGTCTGTACAGACTATCAACTCTGACAGAAAGAGTGCAGTTATTAACTGGCAAGACACTTGGAAGAACGACGGACTTCAAACGCTTTCAGTCCCAAGACCCGGAGCAGTATTTACAGAGACTGAAGATGGGGGTATTGCCTTTAACAACAACATAACTGAGGGTCAAAATAGAATAGACCTGCTTAAAGAGGCATTCCTCAACTACGATAGAGAGAACACAGTTGAAGGTAAGGCTACACAGCTAGGTAAAATAATGTGGAACCTTTCTTTGGGTATGGGCAGTACTGAGCAAGAGGCTACAGATCGCCTCATGTCTTACGTGCTAAAGAATACTACTCTAGACAACAATGAAATATCCAAGATATTTAAGAAGGTAATTTACTTGGCCAACCAAGCAGTAGACTTTAAGGTAGAGGGCGGAAGAGTAAAAGACGTGATGCTTAAGAAGGGCAAGGTTAGAAACTTCTTTGTATCAGAGGGATCTACAGTAAAGGAGCTTGCTAATATTGCTGCAGAATACAGTGTCCCAGTTGCAATAGCATATGTAAACGGGAAGGGAAAGACTATCTATCCATACAACCTCCCCACACCATTCACTGATTTGATAGAAGATCTCAAACAAAATGCAGCTTCAAATAAGTATGCATTCTTGCAAGGAGATGAGTCTTTCACAGCAATGAACACTGAGCACAAAGCAATGCTCATGACCTTGATTGCAAATCCAGAATTTGAAATATCCAGCTGGGCACTTGATACTATCAACAATGAGGCATCAGATGACGCTAACATAGAGTACAAGAAAATGTCCGAACGAGACTCTCTGATACTCAAACTCAATATGTTTGTAAACCAAGGGTCAGCTATAAAGTATGGATGGATACCTGTTTCAACTCAGGAGACTAGAGGCAGATTGGACTTTGTTAAGTTCCCTAAGATAGAAGAGAAGAACTTCGCAGCTGTAGAAGCAGCAGGCTTGCAACGAGAAAGCTTTAGTGGAAGACTCAAGAGTGTTGTCATACGTGACTTGGTTCGACTTAGCAATAACCCACGTGTAGCTGAAAACTACAACAACGGCTTTCACTTAACGGGCATAGTCAATACTAAACTAGGTAGTGGCCTTTTGATGTCTGAAACTGTAAAGGACTATCTACAAAACCCAAAGGGTAAAGAATATCAGGACTTCAATAAGGAGCTTGACAGACAGGTAAAAGAATACGTAAACACTGTATTCAAACGAAATAGAGAGAACCTCCGCAACGAGCTCTTGCGATACAACATCATACGATTGGTTGAAGGCAAGCCAGAGTTCTTGGAGAAGTCCAAGCTTGACTCGTCAGTTCAGAAATACGGGGGAGTAAATAGATTCCTCAATAACTATATGATGACAGACATGCTAGCTCGCATTGAGATGGCAGAGATGTTACGTGGTGGTGTTGTACAATTTGAGAACTTAACCAAGTTCTACAAAAGAATGGGTCTTATACAAACTCCCGGAGATAAGCTTATGCAGAAGGGAGAGTTTGAAGCTGATCCAGATTACGGAATGGCCCCAACAATTGTGGAGGCCTCTATAGGGAAAATGCAAAACCAAGAGCCCTTTCATAACGAGGCAGCCGACAATCTTCGAGACCTTTCACTAGCTCCTTTCTATGAAAAGACTATGAAGATGTCTAAAGAGGAGGCACTTAAAAAAGCAGAAAGCATAGCAAAACAGTACAGAAACGATTTTGGTGACCATACAGATGCCCAAGCATTTGCTTCAGATCTCTTCTACAAAATGTATAAGCAGGGTAAAGGACAGTGGACATCAGAAGATGACGTGTGGTTTGATGAATATCTGAACAAAAAAGGAGAATGGAAAGGGGATAAATACATAGAGCCTATAAAGCCATTTGTAAACAATCAGGTTATGGAGAATGGGGCGTCTATATCTGATATGCAGAAGAACTCACTCTTGGTTGTTACGCGACCACTAGCAGAAATGAACACAGTTCTGGCGGCTATGTATCTTAGAATGAACAAAGCGGGGGACAACATACACATAATAAATACGGAGTCTGCAAAGAAGGGTGCGAAGGGTCAGGAGTTTGCTGTAAATCAAGAACTTGGAGCGACCATGTTTGAAGGACTTGAAGGAACAGAGATGAGCACAGATGGGTTGTACATACCACAAACTATAAGTGACAAAAGAGCTGAGACAGCTAAGATGAATCGTCAGATTCGTAAGGTGCTCCCAACTATGGTTAAGGCAGATGGAGAGTATGATGTAAAAGGAGCAAAGTCCCCAATGTCAGGAAAAGAGGTTAGTGATAGATATCAAACCTTGCATGAAGAAATCCTTGACGCGCAAGCAAAAAAGCTTTTCAAAGAGCTTGGGTGGGACGAGTTGAAAAAGAATCCAGGTAACAAAGAAGCACGACTTAAATTCCTGCAGAGAGTGAAAAGCGTTATTATGGATAACGCAATGAAGAATAACAAGCTTGACTCTAACTTAGATAAACAACTTAGGATCGTAGAGGACATGGTAAATAACACCGTGGACTTTAATGTCCCAACATATATGCCTGTTTATCAGCGGCAGTTACAGAACCAAATCTTCTCTCTGTTTAGATCCAATGTGTACCAGGTTAAGCTACCAGGACGTGACCTTGTACAAGCAAACTCTGGAGGTAAGTGGAAGATTGGGGATGAGATAAGAGAGCTTAGACATATACATATAGATGAAAAAGGGAATACAGTGGCGGCAGAGATAATGATATCTGAAGACCTGGCAGAAATGCATGGTATAGAGGTTGGGGATCGCATTATAATGTACCGTATCCCAAACCAGGACTACTCTTCAGCAGTCCCATCTCAAGTTGCTGGTATCCTTCCTCGAGGATACTCAAAGACAGTTATGGTGGCAGGTGGTATTACAATTCAAACAGGATCTGACTTCGATATTGATAAACTATTTAACCTGTTTGAGAACAAGGATCCCAAGAATAGACTGGATAGGTTAAAGAATGAGCTGTTTAATATCTCCTATTCTATATTAATGAATAAGGAAACAGCACCCTACCTGTTTGCCCCACTTAATCAGGATACACTAAACGATCTAGCCGACAATCCTGAAATTGCAAAAGAAGAAGTCAGAGATTTTGATGACCCACTTGTAGAAATCAAGATGGAGTCTAACTATAAAAGTGCTGCAACACTTGTGGGTGGGTATGCTAATGCTATTGCAGGTATGAGCATTGCTAATGTTGCATCTCAGTTCGAGAATGAAGAGTACATACAGAACGGTATAGCAGTAAATGCATCTAAGAAATTCATACTAAATGACACAGCACTTGGTCTGATATCTACTAGGTCAGAGATGACAAACGAAAGAAATATTGCTGGAATCGTAGAGAGACTTTCTGCAGCGCTAGATGCTGGTAGTAAATTAATCCACAGTACGCTTAACGATAATGATATTACTCTCAACGCTACAGTGTATCTTAAGAGTATAGGATTTGGGGACCGAGATGTAGTGGCATTAATGACGACCCCCCTTGTTAGGGAGTTTGTTGAAAGTAAAAGAGACAACAGAAACAAGAGTAACCAGAGAGTATTCCAAGATTTAGGAATTAATAGAAAGACCTACAGCAAAATTGCAAGCTTTGATAGCAGCATACTGCCCCCAGCTTTAAATACTGAGGAACTTGAAAGAGTTTCTAAAGAGGGGAATAGAAAAGATCCGGTTGCAAAAGAAGCATTGTACGCATTTGCGCATGCACTTGTAGCAGGTAACAGCTTGTCAGACTTCTACAGAGTCATTGCTGCAGATAACCTGGATGGGATGGGGGACCTTGCTGAGATTGAGGCATACCTGGATGTGCTAGATAACTACAAGAGAAGCGGTAACAGAAACATCGTTGGTTACTCAGAGGTGGAGAAGATACTTAAGGGGGATGCATATAGAATTAGTAGAGCCTTCTTCAACATCATAGATGAGTCGATGCAGATATCATCGGAGCTGTTTATGAGCGGGACGAAGGGGGTTAGAGAGTTTAAACAGTTGCTGAAGGATGTTGCTGGAAAGCAAACTATGACTGCTGCAGAGCACAGATTTGTAGACAGAGCATTGTTCTACCACATCTTTACTAAGGAGGGTTCTCCGATAGGATCATTGATGCAGAAGTCTGTAGTAAAGTCGATGCTTCTTGATCCTAAAAACAACTTGTACAAACAAGTGAAAGACCTGATCGAGGAGATTCCAGCATTGAGAAGTAACTCTATGATTGCGTCTATTAAAGAGGGACCTAAATACAATGATCCTACTACAAGAGTGTTTGGAATAAGCATAGAGAACACGGAGAAAATGTCACTCAGAGCAAGAGAAACCCAACGTCAGTCGTTTGGAGATCTATTGTACAGACCGGAGAAATACACTAGTGACCCACAAGAACAGAAGAAGATCCAGAATATGGGTAAGAGACTGGTACTCAACTCAATCGTAACAACCGGACTTGCACCTTCTTATGGTACATACTACGACGCCATCCCAATAGACTTCTTTATGGAGATAGCTGACGAGAGTGGGAAGACCTTGATGCAGTACTTGCGAGAAGAATTCCAGAATGTCAAGAATGACGAGAGATACTTTGACGATTTCATGTTCAGCTTTATGCAGAACTACGGTGCCGCTACTGTAGCATCTGCACCACTTGTTGGACGAATGCCACGTTCGTATGTGCAACGCGGTGAAGGACTGTACGGATTGCCTGCATCAGTAGAACTAGATGGTCGTCCGGCGCGATATGTAACAAGAGCTAATTACAGTAAGGGTGTAGATAAGATGTCAGTGTATGAGTATAACAACACAGATGAGATGTATCACCTAATACAGAGCACGAGTATAACTAATAAGATTATCGAGCTCAACCTCAGAGACAGAAATGGGGATATTGTAACTAGCAGTTTCTTTGCTGAAAGCCAAGGAGAAAGAAAAGTAAGGATGGCAGGTAAAGGTAAAGGAAAAGATAAAGTTGTAGATTTACATTCTAGAGCTGGAATTACAAAGACTATGTCTGATCCTATGACTATGAACGAGGAGACAAGAAGAATCAGAACTACAGACAGCTCTTCAGATATATCACATGTTTGCTAAATAAAGAATAAATGAGTTGCAGATTTAAAGTCGGAGGTATAGATAACCCATTGCTTTCAGACGTTATGTTCTACGTAGAGGATACTGCTGCAGAAGCAAGAGATCCATACAAAATAAAGCAGATGCTGGACGGCAAGATAGCCGTCTTAGATGGGGATACTCTTTACTTGCGAGATGATGTAATGGATGCAAGAAAAGAAATAGGTTACATCAACGCAGCAGCCCAAGACTTTTTTGGGGCATACACAAATCTGATTACTGAGACTCGAGAAGGGAAGAACGTAAGGCTGGATATAGACCCTGAAGTATTGGAGGTTATGTTTAGAAATACTTCAGTGCAGTTTACTATGTCTGAAGACACAGACATTGAGGCTGAAGGTGAAGATCTGACGCAAGACCCACTAGTAGACGAGGTATTTAATGTACAAGAAAGGGTAGATAATACAACAGAAAAGCTCTTAACAAATGTGGAGCTTCAGATAGGGAGACTCGAGCGCTTAGAGCAGAAGGAGAAGACTAAGCAGAAGCTACGAGAGCTGGAGCTGTTAAAAGCAAACCTAAAGAAAATAAAGCAGGGACAGGAGAAGATATCTGACTATGCTGAATACATAGACTATGTCTTCGCACTAGCACAGAGAGCTGAGAAGTTGTACGATAGAATACAACAAGAGTATGCAGTTAGCTATAAAACAATGCCCAATGAGGATAAAGCTAACATACTTAAAAACATCTCAGACCTGCAGCAGACTATACAAGCATTCTACAATAAGGACAAAAAGAAGTCCGCTCTTACTATTCTCAAAAACAAACTAGATACTCTAGCGGATACTGAAGGTTTAAAAGATGACCTACTGCAAGACGTACGAGATACTATAAAAAGAATGGATGCTCTAGATGATAGGTACTTAGCTGTAGCTATCCCAATACAAGCAAGATTGCTTCTGTCATTTGCTCCTATAGGTGTTAATCAAAAAATAGATGCAGACATAGAGTTTCTAGAAAAGGCGTTGGAGGAAAATAATCTTAACATCCCATTCCGAGGACTAGAGAGAAACAATAAACAATACGAAGCAATAGCTATGGAACGTAACCTTCGATCTGGTTACGGGTTACTTGACAGCAGACAAGCAAAGCAAAATAGACAACGACGTCTGATAGAGCTAAATATCAAGCAGCTTAAAGAAAAACGTATTGGGCCAGCTCGTATCATAAAAGAGTTGAGAGAAACACACCAGGATGCATCCGGGTTCTCACTTTACACAGATCCTTTGGTTTACAGCTCGGATATTACACTCAGTTTGTTTTCAAGTGCAATCAAAACAGGCCTACTTGAAGGCCACAGAAGCACCATAGATACTAAGTTTAAACTGCGTGATGCTTTCTACAAGTTTAGAGATGCAAGTACTGCGTCAGAAAGAAACCCGGCAGAAATGTTTAAGGATATGCTAGAGGTAGTTTCTGTGTATCGTAAAAACAAGAAAACACAGAAGGTAGAGAAGACTAATATCTTGAGTATTGTACAGCCTTTTGATATAGCTAGCTACAACGAGAAGCAGAATACAATGTTTGAGCTTGCAAAAGAAGAATACGGCTACCCAGAGGATGTCTCAGAACTTGATGACTTCTTTAGAAGTAAAGAGGGAAGACTATACAACCAAACAGTTGCGGAGTGGTATTCAAAAAATGGAAGACCGATAGACGGAGCTCAGGACATAATTGATGACATGCTTAATAAGCGGGATAAGATACTACTCGCACGAAATAAAGCGTACAAAGAGGGTAGGGACTTTGAAGCAAGGGAGCTGTCTTATCAGTACAATGCGCTGGACCTTGAGATAAAGAAAGTATACCGACGAGGAAAAGGGGGATGGGTAATTACAGGTAGCCTAACACAACCTAATGATAGCTACATTAACCCTAAGTTTACGAACATGCCCGCAGCAACAAGAGAGTTCTACGACGTGTTTATGGAGGTGTATAAAGAGCACCAAGCTAAACTTGGGAGACGCCCAATGGTTCAGAACTCCTGGGACAATTTTTCTTACATGGCTCCTGCTATACTAAAGGATGCCATAGACTCTTTCAAAGAAAAGAAGTTTAAGGAGGGTGCCCAAAACGCAATTGGGGATGTGTTTACACAGAATGAAACCGATACAGAGTTTGGGGAACTCATCGATGCAAATGGGGAGAAGTTAAGAGTAATCCCCAAATACTTTACGAATACAGTAGAGGAGTCTAAGATCTCCAGAGACATAGTAAACAGTCTAGTCAAATTTGTTGACATGGCTAACCGCTATGAAGCCACAGCTAAAATGGCTGGAGTAGTTAATGTGATGCATGACTCTATTAGAGATCGTACTGTTAAAGAACTGTCTGCTACAGGTATCCCAATAGTAGATAAGACTGCACAGCGACTAGGATTTGGAATAGAAAAAGAGGGACTTGGAAAAGATAGTCGAGACTTTGAGCATCTTAAAAACTTCATAGATAATGTAATCTATGGAGAGAGCATGAGAAAGCAGGAAACTGATAAAATCTTAGGATTCTCAAAGACAAAGCTTTACGGTAAAGCCGCGTCACTTACTGCACTATCAAGACTTGGATTTAACGGGCTGCAAGCTACTAACCAGTTGATAATAGACTCTATATCAAATGGATCTGAAGGCTGGGCAAGACAGTTCTACAGCAAGGGAAGTCACTTCAAGGCACAGACAATAGTTAACCTCGCTCTGTCTGATCTTGGGACAAGTGTAAGCGAGGCAATCTCACCTAAGTTTGTTAAACAAAGTAAGCTAAATCAAATGGCTGAAATGTTTGATGTCTTCCAGGAAATGGGTAGAACAGAGGATGTTACTGGGAGTGCTGTAAGAAAAGCCACTAACCTAAACTCCGTGTTTATTTTGCAAAGAATCCCGGAATGGCAAACAACTATGACGAAGATGGTGGCCCTTGCTCTAGAACAAAAAGGGTTCAAAGATAAGAATGGGAACATCATCAAAAATAAAGAGGGGGAAGAGGCAAATCTTTGGGATATATTAGAAAAGGATTCAAAAGGTCAGTTAAAAGTTAGATCTGATGTTGCAAACTTTGGGAACAAAGAGATGGGTATGTTTGCCGCCAAAGTATCCGGGATGGTAAAGAGAACCAACCAGTTGAAGGGGAGCTTTGATAAGACTCTTATAGAGAGACAGGGGGCTTTGTCATTAGTAGCTCTGTTCCGCAAGTTCTTGAATCCTGCATACAGAAAAAGAATGGGTCACAGAAGTGGGGGATACCACATCGACGTAGAGCTAGGAGATATAACAGAAGGGTACTACACTACATATTATAATGCTATCACAGCAGCGGTACGTGGATTTAAAAATGACCCAATAGACTCTCTAAAACTCCTGGTTGGGAAAAGCAAGAATCAAAATGAATTGCAGAGACAAAACATTCGCAGAATTTTGCATGAGCAATTCTACATTACAATGACCGGAATGATAACACTGATTCTAAATGGTATGATGGACGATGATGATGAGTATGATAACTGGTACACACACATGGCAATCTACCAGATGAATAGACTTGAAACAGAACTCAAAGCATTTAGAAGCGTAAATGAATTTGGGAGAATAATAGAGTCCCCCACTGCAGCTGCTAACCTAGTTAAGGATGCATCCCAGCTTATTACAGCTACAAACAACTTAGCCGGATACTATATGGGTTGGCCAACAATAGAAGAAAAGGATGTCTTCTATCAACGACGGTCTGGTAAATACGAGAGGGGAGATCTTAAGTGGGTTAAGGAACTAGAAGATATACTCCCAGTAATAAGCGGTATTGTAAAGACCGGGGACCCAGAAGAAGCTAACAAATATTTCATCCTTAGTAATAAATAAGGCCAGAAAAAGGGGGTGGCGAAAGCCGGCCCCCAATTTTCCTATTGTTTCTCTCTGTTGACAGCAACCATAAACAGTGTAAGATATCCCATGAGATCCATGAGGGTATCTTCACTATCACCATCAACACCTAAAGTTTTGAAGCGACGAAGTTTGTGCTCTATCTGTCCCTCCAATAACTGGAGAGATGATAGATTACAAAACAAGTTCACATCAGAGAGTGCACTGTTTCCGTAAGATCTGTTCTTCTCTGCAAGCAGGGACTTTAACTTATCTAATACAGCGTGTGCCTCTTTAATTGTAGGATGTACAGGCTCTATGTCATCAGTACTAGTAGCCACGTAATCATGTTCCCAAAACTTTTGGTTATTCATTGTCATACATTTTTATTTGTTCTTCTTCAGCAACAGCTGTAGGAAGTTGAAACCAATCTATTTTAGGTAGGTTTCTGGTTTGAAGTCTTTCATTAATATTAAGAAAGTGCCCACTCCCATAAAACCCTGCCTTATTACCA